TAGAGAAGACGCGCCGTATGGCACAACAATATCTTCTGCGGGAACGTAGATAGACACCTGACGGCGCAAGCTCGGGTCGTAGTAGACCTTCTTGAACGCGTTGCCTGCCAGACCCAAGCCCCAGAGCATCTTCTCGTGCTCAGGCCGGTACTCCGGCATCTGCTCTGTCAGTCGATAGTTCATGTCCGTCTGGACACGCTCTGCTGCATCTTTCTTGTATGGCGTCTCTTTGCCGATCAGCTTGGTCTTAACAGGACCTGCTGCCGGGAAAGTGTCCATGATTGTCTCTGCTTGGAACTTCACCAGCGCTTCAGCCAACAGCGGATGTACAACGCCACAGGCGCCCGCCCACGGTTCTGTACGCTCTTCAAGCTTCATACCCAGTAGATCAAGACCGTCTACATAGGTCTGTATCCAGTCCTTGCGTGAAGACAAGTCTTCTTCATAAGCATCGACCAGCTCTCCAGCTAGAAGTGCCAGCTCGTTGTCTGGCATGAACTCGGCAAGGTTCGCCTCGAAGTCCTCTTCGTCCAGCTCGCGTGGCTCCATCTCTATTTCTAAACCATCCGTGCGCATGGTCACGCTCTCTGGGTCCTCGATCTCGATCTCCAAGTCGGGCTCGTTCTCCATAATGCCCTGCGGGGCAGCATATAGTGCTTTCTCGATGCTCATTTTATTTCCTTAAATATGTTCCGAGTCTTGGGTTTCGGCTCCGGAACCATGTAATGTGAATTAAGCAGCTCTCGATCAAGTTCAAATGGGTTTGTCTCGAACCACTTATCTACGTCTTCCTTCGTTGTTTCATAAGGCGTCCTGTCCGCCTCTTTCGCTTGCTTTAGCAAACGACGGTTATATTTCTTCACCCGCCACCAAAATTTAATGGTTTCAAAGATTTTCATCTGTCCGCTTCTATAGTTAATAGTTGTAGTTTCAGACGCTCAGCCAGCCACACAACATCTGCCCCATCAGAAATACTCGAGGCAAAATACTCGTTACCGTCCTTGTCGTAGCCCATCACTATTACGCGCTCAAGGTCGGCTTTTAACGCACCTTCTAACACCCGCTCTGGAGGTATGTCGTGCGAGGTAATTACCGGTAAAACAATCACGTTGTCCATAGGCGCCCTAGTAATACGCAGCTGTCCTGCGCCGAAATATCGGAATGTCGTCTGGCTCGTCAGACGGCAGCTTAATAAACCCGCCCTGTCTGAACCGCAAGAGGGCTAGAGTTGTCGAGTCCACCAAGTCGTCGTTTATGCCCGACGGGAAGTCGTTACACTCCTCCATCACCTCCTGCGCCCAGCGTCGGTACGGCGCCCAGACTATCCCCGAGTGGAACAAGTCCGACACTGCGTTGACCCGTGAAATCTTGTCTTGTCCCTTGCCCGGCGTGAACTCCCCGACCGGTATGCCCATGCGCCGCATCTCCTGATACAGCACCGAACCGCTAGACTTCTTCTCCACTATGAACGCGTCGGGCTGCCACTCCTTGTACTCCTCAAGGACTAGCTTCTTCAAGTCCGGATACTCCAGACGCTTCTTAATAGAGTTCAGCAGGATGATGTTGTGGTTACTCGTCTCCTCGTTGAAGAAGACTCCCCACGTAGTTAGCGCATTAAAGTCAGCGCGGGTGTTGGCTTCTTGGGCAGCGTCCAAGGCCATGATGATGAAGTCGCAGTTGGGCGGGTCGTCCTTCTCCCATATCTGCCACCACTCTCTTTTAATTAGAGCTCCCTCTTCTGAGGTCGGCTCCTGCATGTACTGGGCGTTCCAGTACCGGATGTCAAGACTTGCCTTTTTCGCCAGCAGCTCTTCAATCGGCCAAAACTCGGGCCAGAGAGGCTGATCGTTCTCATCGATGGCTGGGAAAGTGACCACCTCCCACTCATCCACTCCTTCAACGCGCTCCATCTGCGTGATAATCTGGCCAGTAAGATCAAGTTTGCTCCACCGTGTCATCACAATAATAATCGCGCCGCCCGGCATGAGACGCTGGATAGGCCCGCTCTGAAACCATTCCCATGCTGGTAGAAACACTTCAGGTCTTCCGAGCTTGGCTTCCTGCTCAGAATGTGGGTCGTCAATAATAAACAGGTCAGCGCCACGACCAGCAAGAGCGCCGCCAACACCAATAGCGAAATACTCGCCCTGAAAGTTTGTTCCCCATCTTGACGCGCTCTTTGAGTCAGCTTGAAGCTCAATCTGCGGAAAAATGTCACGGTATGGCTCCGATCCAACAAGATTTCGCACCCGACGACCGAACTGAACCGCCAAATCCGCCGTATGGGAGGCCATAATCACTTTTTTCTGCGGATATTTACCCAGAAACCACGCTGGAGCGAGGTAGGAGATCAGTTCAGACTTGCCGTGACGGGGTGCGATGTTCACAATCACCCGTTTTTTCTTGCCTTGGGCGATTTCTTCAAAAATTCTGGCTAGTTTGTAGTGGTGCGGACCTACTTTATAGCCCGGATAGACGTGTTTTACGAAATCTAGGAAGGATTCTTTCCCAATTTCGCGTGTTACTTCCTGTTTATAGTGCTTCAAGAGCTCTGCAGTGCGCCTTTTCTGCTTCTCCGGCATCATCGGCAGCGCCGCACGCAGCTTGTTTATGGCTTCTGGGGTCAGTTTTATAGAGTCAGGCGTCATTTCCCGCCCCTAGACCGGTGCCCATCTCCCTTACTTCTACGTCAATGATCTGATCTTCTAGGGTATTCAAGGTCTCCAACAGCTCTTTCTCTACTTCTTCGATCGACTGCACCTTGTGTGTAACCTCACTGCGCTTCTTGAATGCATCAACCCCATCAACTTCGCCCAGTTTGGCCAGTGCGGCGATCCTCGCCTTGGGGTCTTTGGCGTTTTCCACTTCTGCAACAAGCTTGTTGACGACGTAGAGTTTTAAATCAGACAGCTCTTCCACGATCATGCAGTTGCTCTGCGCCACCATCCCGGCCAGATAGGCCATCACTTCGTTCGGGTACTTCGCAAAGTCTGGTCTATGGGCAGGGTTTGTCACCATCTCGCGGGCGAGTTGTTCGGCTTGTGCCTGATGTTCTACGGTTGGCTCGATTGGCTGATGATTTAAATCAGCGAGAAGTTTAATAGTTTTAGCCCGCATCTCTATCTCTTGTTGCGGGGTGAGCTCTGGCAAGGCCTCTAGCGCGGAGGCTGGTAAGGGAATGTCTTCTTCGATGTTGGGGACAATCACATTCATGACGGCTTCCTGTGGCCTATGTGATTTGCGGACTATAGCAGGATATATAGTTTTTGCAAGTAGGGGAGGTTGGGACTCCTACCGGGGGGTGTTTCTAGGTTGAGTTGTTTATGTTGTCGGGTAAAAGTGTTATGGGGGATGGGTAACTTAGAATTGTAAAGCAACGAGCCTTTTCCAGTAAGGAAAGCAAGGTGAGCATGAGTTTGGAAATTGTGCGGGTTATTCGTGCAAGTCTTGGGGTGCGGGGTGCGCGATGGTACCAGATTGGCAACTTGGGGGGTGGGGGGCTGGTAGGGGGCGGGCGCAATAAATAGCGTCTCATGCTTTGCTGACTTGCTAAATAGAACCGACTCATCGTATAAAAGACTCATGCCGGATAAGTACCGGCCACTTTCGTTAACCCACTATAAGGGAGCAATATCATGGCAACTAAAAACGCCAATGTAGTACGTTTTATTTCCATTCAGCAGACTGGATACGATGCAGCAAAAGCGGGTGATTCACTTGTTGACGTTGCATCGCTTGCTCTGGATAACATTCCAGAATTCGCAGCAGCAGAGACGCGCAAAGACGTCTCGAAAGAAACGCGTGATGAATTCAACGTTGGTGCTCGCAAGCGTTACTCTGAGCGTTATCCTGCAGTTGAATACGCTATCGTGAATAATAACTTTATTCGACGCGATGCATTGGATAGCGACGCGAAAGTAAATGAGACTGTAAAAATCGGCGTTGAATATGCTTTTTCAATGTCGCAGCAGGAAGTTGGCGGATTGAAGGAAAACGATCCGCAGCGTCACGCAATCGTTACTGAGATACGCAATCGATGCAATGCGTACTGCAGCAATGCATTCGGCGCGTTATTCGCTAAGGTCAAGCAATTGCAGCGTGAACGAAACGGCGAAAGTAAAACGCGCCAACAAGCTCTGCAATATGCGGCATGGTTGGAGAAAATCCTAGACGACATGAAAACGCGCGTTATCTCTGCAGAGTCTCGCGGCGATAGCACTGCAGATAAGAAACGCTTGAATGACGCGGTTATCGCTTTCAAGACGAAGTATTTTAACTAACAACTCAGCCCGACCAGCGAAAGCTGGTCGGGCTTTTTTTCGCCCTGCGG